CGAAGAAGGACCCCCGGACGCCCGTACTCGTCAAACTCGAAACCGGGCTGCTGTTCGGCGAGCCGCGCATGCCAACCCGAGCGCACGACGACGACGCCGGGTACGACATCTACGTGGCCGAGCGCACAGTCGTCACGGCGCACTCATTCGAGGACGTACCGAGCGGCGTCTCGGTCGAGTTTCCCGAGGGTCACTGGGGGCTGCTGACCGGGCGGAGTTCAACGCTCCGGAATCGAGGACTACTCGTGATCAACGGCGTGATTGATCACGGATATAGGGGCGAGCTGTTCAGCGCGGTCTGGAATTTGACGGATCACGATGTGGTTCTGGACGAGGGTGACCGGGTGGCTCAACTGATCCTGATCCCGAACGCTACGGAGCGGACGCGCCTGGTCCAGGCGGATGCGTTGTCGGACTCTCCGAGGGGTTCGAACGGCTTCGGAAGCTCCGGATCGTGACCTGGGGAGGCTGGAGGCGGCGCAGACTGCCGGGGTGGTCTCTCGGGGTCGCGAGATACCGCACGGAGTGCCGGGGAGACGTGCGCGCGGTATCGTGGAGAGTCGACCTCGGGCGCTGGTCATTCTCTTGGGGTCGCGTCCGCTGACACAGCAAAGCCCCTCACCGCCTTAAATGGCGGGAGGGGCTGAGCTGTATTTATTCCGTGGCCGGAATCGGCGGAATGAGCATCGGGTACGGGTACTGGTCCCATACTGCCACGATGTCCTCCCAAACTCCGTCGTGTTCCCGGATCGCATCTCCGAGAGCCTGGTAGACTACTGATCGGTCGGCTGCACTCCGGATGTCGTCGGCGTGGTTTGCCAGGAGGGTACTCAGCATGAGGGCCTGGGCCAGTGTCATGTCGACGCTGACGACCGGATTACGCGGCCACGACATCAGACGACCTCCACCAGATCGGCGGTGTCGACCTCGACCCACTCACCGGTTCCGTCGCGATTGGTGCTGCGCTGGAACTCACCAGTGGGGCAGTCGGCCATGTTCTGGTCCGTGTAGACCCACTCGCGCACCGGGTAAGTCCAGCGACCGACCTTGGCCACGGTGTGGTCGACCTCGCACCAATCGCCATTGGTCGGGTCGTCCTTCTTCGGGTCCTTCTTGGTGATCTTCTTGGCGAGTCGGCGGGCCACTCGATTGGTGTAGTTGTCGACGGCGTTCCGGAGCTTCGCCTGGAGGGGCAGCGAGGGCAGGCCCTTGGCGTACTTGGTGACGTTCGCCTCGGAGATGTCGCCCGACTGGACGATTGCGGCCAGGAGGTTGGAGACGTGGCGGGCGTCGTGGCCGGGGAGGTAGGTTGCGGTGGGGGTCAGGGTGCCGAACTTGCAGCCGCAGGCGCAGGCGTGGTTGTTCAGGCCGGTGGTCTTGCTGGTCTCGGTGCGAGTGTTGCCAGTCATGATTGGGGTTCCTTTCCGTCTCGGGGGCGTTTCCCCCTTGATACTTCAATCCTACCATATTTGTGACTGAGAGTCAAGATTACGTGTTGGACTCGGCGTGTCGACCCAAACCTGGTATACTTGAAGGGCGGTCCGGGATGGGCCGTGCACGGGAGGTGCGGAGGTAAACATGGACAAGAGCAAGGCGGACTACACGCCCAAGCCACGACCAGGGCGCAAGCCAGGGGCATACCTGACCGACAAGGAAAAGGCGCAGATACGTGAGTGCCTGGCCTCCGGAATGAGCATCAACGCGACCGCCCGTAAGGTGGGCGTCGGGTCCAGCACCGTCTCCCGCTACCGCCGACTCAACGGCCTGACCACGACCACCTCCCACGACAACTCGGCAGGTACCGCCGCCTGGTCCGCAATCGCAGCCCAGCGCCGAGCCGAACGCACCCAGCAGATGGACGAGCTATTCCAACTCAAGGCCACCGAGCTGATCGACGTACTCAAGGGGAACCGCAAGTACAAGGCCAAGATGAAGGCCGCGATGGGCGAAGAGCGCATCAAGGAAATCGACACCATCCCCGCGCAGGACTTCCAGTACGAGATGCGCGGGATCGCGGTGCTCGACGCCTCCATCCACCGGAACGACCAGTCGCTCGACGACCACGGCAAGGAGCGCGCCGAGTCCATGCTGGAGAAGGCCCTCAACGTCGCCGCCGCAGTGGTCGAACAGAGCAAGGCAGGCCCCCGACCCGGCCTGATCCAGGAGTAGCCCGTGGAGGCCCTCGACGACCTCGGGCTGAACGTCGCCCAATGGCAGACACTGAACTCCGCGTTCACACCGAACCACTTCGGGGAGGTACCGAAGGTGTGCCTCTGGGACGGGGCGATCCGATCCGGAAAGACCATCGTGTCACTCATGGCGTTCCTCATCGCCTGCCGGAACCCCGCCCCAGGCGGTGCCGTGGTCGTCGTAGGGCGCACCCGCGACAGCATCGGGCGTAACGTGTTCGACGTGCTCCAGGACCCCTCGATCTTCGGCGAGCTGGCCTCCTACGTGTCGTACAACGCAGGCGCACCCACCGCGAAGGTATTCGGGCGGACAGTCCACGTGCTCGGCGCGTCCGATGTCCGGTCCGAGTTCGTCCTCCGAGGTTTGACCGTAAGCCTCGCCTACGTCGACGAGCTGACGCTCATCTCCGAGCCGTTCTGGACCCAGCTGCTCGGACGACTCTCCCCACCCGGCGCGCGGATCTTCGCAACCACCAACCCGGACGGCCCGCACCACTGGGCACACAAGCAGATCATCAAACGCATCCACGAACTCGGGTACAAGCGGTTCCACTTCCTCCTGGCCGACAACGACTGGCTCTGCCGTAACAACCCCGGCTACATCCAGCAGCTCGACCGCGAGTACACCGGCCTATGGCGTCGCCGGTTCCTCGATGGTGAATGGGTGCAGGCCGAGGGCGCGATCTACGAGGAATGGGACGAAGCGCGACACCTCGTGGACGTGGACCAGGTGCCGAAGATCGACCGGCTGCTCGGGGTGGCCCTCGACTACGGCACCTCGCACGCGACCCGAGCGTACGCGCTCGCGATTGGCCCGGACTGGCGGAAGCTCGCCGACCCGATGGTTGACCCCAGGCGGGTTCCTCGCGCCCTGTATGTGGTGGCGGAGTTTGCCCCGAAGCGGGAACTCAGCCCCGGCAAGCAGTCCACCGAGTTCAGGTCGTGGCTCAAGCAGGTGGAGGCCGACTGGGGCGCGCCCGAGTGGGTGTTCGTCGATCCTGCCGCGAAGCACTTCCGGTCACAGCTCCACGAGGACGGCCTAACCACCTTCCCGGCCCACAACGCGAAGGACGGGGGCATCCAGACGATCAACGCCCTGCTCGCTGTCGACAAGATGTACGTGTCGCGCGACTGCCCCGAGCTGATCGACCACATCCCTGGTTACGTGTGGGACCCGAAGGCGCAGAAGCGGGGGGTGGACGAGCCGATCAAGGAGGACGACGACGAGGTTGATGCCTGGCGTTACATCGTGTACTCCACCAGGCGGTTCTGGCGCGACCAGATACCGGTCTCCCCGGCTATGGACGCGAACCCGACTACCCGAGATGTGAACCCGGACTACGACGAGTCGGCATAGGACTTGTGCCCCGGAGACACATGTGGTAGACTGGTGCTACCCCAGGGGGAAGTAGGGCCACCAAGTGGTCCGAACCCCTGGGCCTCCTAAAATGAGTTGCTGTCTGTAACAGTCAGAACCCCTGCCATTAGGTGGGGGTTCTGGCGTGTTTGGGAGCTGTCCTCCGTGCCCCGTGGTAAACTGGGCAATATCCTGACCTAGGAGATACGATGCCGCTCCCCGCCAACAACACGCCTTGGCCCCCCACCCGCGACATGCCCCGCTACCAGAGCATGAAGGTCAATTCGATCTGGTACGAGGGCGACCCCGCGAAGCTCTCCGGACTGTACGCCGGGGGGCAGATCCAGTCAGTACCTGCCGACCAGTCCGAGGGCCTCGCGTTGCGCCTCCGAGCCACCCTCCGGCGTTGGTTCTGGGGCCAGCCCATCGCGCAGGGAGAGAAGGACACCAAAGTCCACGTGCCCATCGCGCAGGATATCGCCACCCTGTCCTCGGAGCTGCTGTTCGCGGAGACCCCGGTGGTGAAGCTCGATCCGCCCAAGGTAGTGGAGACCCGAACCGAAGAGAACACCGACGCGCTCGGAGTCGACCACCCGGAAGAGGTCACCAAGGAAATCGACCCCGAGGGCCTGCCCGAGGCCCAGGCAACCCTCGAATGGCTGCTCGACCGGATCGACTTCCAGGCCACCCTCCTGGCCGCAGCCGAAACCCAGTCGCCCCTCGGCTCCGTCTGTCTCCGTGTGGCGTGGGACAAGGATATCGACCCCGAGGCCCCGTTCTTCACCCGAGTGGACGCCGACGCCGCAGTACCCGAGTACCGGTGGGGTAAGCTCGTCGCGCTCACCTTCTGGCGGATCATCCACAAGAAGGACCAAATGTACGTGCGCCACCTGGAGCGGTACGAGCGCGGGAAGATCTACCACGGGGTGTACGAGGGTACCTCCCAGAGCCTCGGCATCGCGGTACCCCTCGCGAACTACGAAGAGACCGCAGCATTCGCCCCTCTGGTGAATGACGAGTCGCACATCGAGACCCCCGAGGGTACGATGCTGGCGACCTCGATCCCCAACGCCCTCCCGGACCCCTCGGACCGACAGTCGGCCATTGGGCGGTCGGACTTCACCCCCGGTGTGCTCACCCTCATGGACGCGGTGGACGAAATCGCCACGTCACTGATGCGCGACATCTCCCTCGGCAAGGGCCGGGTGTTCCTCGCCCGGTACATGCTGGAGGACAACGGAGCGGGCCAGGGGGCGTCGTTCAACGAGGACCAGCAGTATTTCTCGCCGCTCAAAATGAACCCCGGCGATGAGAACGAAGCCCCCCTCGTGGCGAACCAGTTCAAGATCCGTGTCGATGAGCACTTGAAGGCTATCGAGTGGTACGCGTCCAAGGCGGTGCGCGCTGCAGGGTACAACCCGGACTCGGACTACGGCGAGGGCGGGCAGGAAATGACCGCGACGGAGTACAGCGGGCGCAATCGCCGGTCGTTCTCCACCCGAGCCAAGAAGATCCTGTACTGGCAGAACAACCTGGAGGGGATCGTCGAGGCCCTGATCCGCGTATTCAACAAGGAGTTCGCGGGTGGGAACCGACCGCCTATCCCTGAGGACTGGCCGATCAAGATCGAGTGGCCACCTGCCGCGCACCCCGACCTCCGGGTGCTGGCCGAGACTGCCCAGCTGATGCTGTCAGCCCGTGCAGCGGCGACCCGCACTCGCGTACAGCTCCTGCACCCCGACTGGACGGACCAGGAAATCGACGCGGAGGTTGACCTGCTGGCGGAGGAAGAGAAGTCGGTAGACCCGGCCACCTTCGGCTTGTCGCCTATGGGTCCGAACCCGCCCGAGATTACGACTCCTAGTCCGTTCGGGGATGAGCAGGCACCGGGCGGTGCTGCACCTGCAACTGAGGACGAGTAATGGCCGTATCGCCTACTCCGGATGAGTCGTACTATCGGGAGATTGCCCAGTCGTACGCTGATGCGGAGTTGGCGATCCTGGCGCAGATCCGGGCGCGCCTGTTGAAGGGCGCGAGCCTGGACACCCAGGCGTGGGCTACTGCTCGGCTGGCCGAACTCCAGCAACTTCGGGGGGAGGCGCTCGCGACCCTCCGGCAGGTGAACTCGGGGGCGTCGGCGCAGATCCATTCCGCGATTACTGATGCGTATGCCGATGGGGGCCAGTCGGCTCTGTCGGATGCCCGCGAGTATCTGCCGGAGCGCCCCTCCGCTGTGACCTCGGCGGCTCGGCGGGCCTCGGTGCAGGCGGTGGCCCGTGAGGTCGCGGAAGGTACTGCGACGGCCCAGTCCGGCGTGCTCCGTCAGGTGGAGGACCAGTACCGGTCGGTCGTGCGGTCGGTCGTGGCCACCGTAGCCTCCGGAGGCATGGATCGTCGGGCTGCAACCGGGAAAGCACTCCAGGACGCCCTCGGAGCGGGTTTGAAGACCGGCCCCGATGGGCGCATGTCCCTGGAGTCCTACGTCGCCATGGCCACTCGTACTGGAGTGGCGAAGGCCATGATCCAGGGGCACCTGGACACTATGGCAGCGAACGGCCTGGACCTGGTGTACATCCACCCCGGACCGCGCCCCTGTGACCGGTGCGACGGCTGGGGGAATCAGATCCTGTGGCGGACTTCCGGCCCTGCTGGTATCGTTGCTGTGGAGTCGGTGATCACTGGCGAGCCGGTACAGGTTCAGGTGGCGGGGTCGCTCGATCAGGCCCGCACTGACGGCTGGGGCCACCCGAACTGCCGATGCTCGGTGGGGGCGTACCTGCCGGGGGCCACTGACCTGCCGAAGGAGCGCGAGCCGTGGGACCAGGAGGGGTACGAGGCGCAGCAGCGCCAGCGCGAGGTCGAACGGCACATCCGGGAGTGGAAGCGGAAAGTGGCGCTCGCAACCACGCCTGAGGCCGCAGCTCGGGCACAGGCTAAGGTCGACGAGTGGCAGGCCGTGATGCGCCAACACATGGACTCGCACCCCGCATTGAAGCGCCAGTAT